TGTTGAAGTGAGTGTTAAGGTAGCTACAGTGCTAGAGTGTGATCCATTAAGCGTAGTAGATGTAATGTCATCTTCTTGTGTAGCGTAGTCTCTTGATGTGTATTCGTTATAGTTTAGTTTAGTGAGACTGTTACCTGCTGAACTTAGGTCTTCATCTTTTTTTATTCTTGCTGTGTTGTAGTCTATATACTTAGTGCTTGTTGGTACAGTATACTTTGCAACACCTGGTGTTAGTGTAGAGGAGTTTGTTGCGTGGTTAAACGGATACGAAAACTCTCTCTGATTAATATAACGTATAGCTTCATTAACAGCGTTTTGACACTGTGTCTGTACACCTCTAGGACTTGAAAAGTTAGTTGAAGTAAGTTCTACTTCATTCATTCTAACTAATGTTTTGTTTGTTAATGAGAGATACGTTTCAGCCATAAGTACTTCCTAATATGTAATAAGGGGGCCAGTTGCCCAGCCCCCAAAGTATTATGCTAGTAGATCACGATCTACTTCATTTGCAGAACCTGACTGTGATATGTCATCCATGATAATGCATACAGCATATACACGAAGAATACCACCAGTGATAGTTCCACTAGACGCTTGAATCTCTACGTCAAGTGTATCTGCTGCTGCAGTAAACACTGGTAGATTTCCACACACACCTGAAGATGTAATTGCTGGTGTATGATCACCAACAGATGCACCGTCATAGTCAAATGATGCAGCAAAGATGTCTACATCAGTTCCTGTGATACCTATGTGAAAAGCAGAGTCGGTAGTAGTACCTTCCATTGCTGTCACCACTTTGAAACCTGCGTGTAGGATCATAGTGTTTGCAGGTACAGCAATAGCTTGAATGATGTCATTCGCTGCTAAAGCTGTGCCACCGTTTTGCAAGATGGCGTCAGCCATATCAATATCGTTTTGCAATACAGTAAGAGCACCACGGAGTTTTTTGTTCCCTGTTCCACCATTGTTTGATGTGGAAGCAGAGTTGGTTGACATTGTAATTGTAGCCATAACTAAATACCCCCTTACGCTGCGTTATATTTGGCAGTAACGATAGCTTCTGGACGAAGTATCTTTCTACCATATAGATGCATACCACGAACGATGTCAGCAAAGCTGTCAGGGTCACGATATGTTTCCGTTTTGTTGATCTGCTCTGCAGTCGCTACAGCAGAATCATGTCCAGCAACAATCACACCAAAGTTAGTATTTTGGTTAGCTGTGCCTGATGTACCAGGTCCATCGCCTACCGCTGGCAGGTTAGATGAAGTGTACATACGGAAACCGTGGAAGTTGTTAATGACTAGGCCATTACGTAGTCCACCTGATTCACCGAAATCCGCATTCATAAAGCGTGAATCTTCATCGCGCAATAGTTCCATAAACACGGGGTCAACAACCAGCCACCTGCCTTGTGTATCAACTTGCTGTTGATCAAGGAGTCTAGCCATACGAGCGACAACCATTGCTGGTGAAGCTGTTGCAGTCGGTAGTGATGTAGCACCTGGCATACGTGCTGTTAGAGGAATAGAGTGATCCCCTGCAGATGCAGTTGTGATGTTAGCCATTGAAGACTTGATGATCTTCATTGATGACAACAACTCATCTGAGCCAGCAGTTGTTACAGACTTAGAACCGTTTACAGTTGTATTAGCTGTATCTGGTGAGCCATGTAGTGCAGACTGTTTGAAGCCTGATAGATAACCTAGAACGTCTTGGTCATACTGATCAGACAAACGATATGCGGCACGATCTGTTGCAAGTTGCATGAAGTTTACATGTGAGTGGGCTTCCTCGATATCATCCATCTTAAAAGCATAGTAGTTCGCTTTGTCAATAGTTAACTGGAAGTCTTCATCATCTAAATCTTGTGCTGTGACTTGCGTGCCACGAGAATATGCCTGAACAGAAATTTCAGGTTCTTTGATGATTTGAACCGTATCACCTTGGGCAGAAATCTCCCCAAAATAATCTGAGTTCGTTATTTCTCCTACAACAGTACTCTTGCGAAAAGCAATTTGTACCTGTTTGGAGTAGATTACTGGCGAGAAATTACCATTAGGTAAATTGCCGTAACCTGACGCTGATGTAAAAGCCATGATTAAATCCTCCATATAGATGTTTAGGCTTAGTTATTAAGCGTAACACTTTGAAAGAGGCTAATAGTTCTAGGGTGCAAGCAGCTACACATTGGCCTTGTGTATACTGATGGGCCTATACTTTATTAGGTAAGTCTTATCTTAGTAGTCGGGCTTAGTATAATAAAAGCATAAAGGTAGCTAATAATAGGGCTTTATGCTTTTACTTCATAAACATAGTTATATATACTTAATCTACTATGTCAATAGTTTTTTATCGTGCACCACCAGAAATATCATAAATAAACTTACCTGATCGTATAGCTTCCATGATTTCATCTGATCTTGCTTCGTATTGTTGTGTAGTCATCTTTTGTACTTGTGATTCTAGTATCTGTCCTGCTACACCTGCATCATCAATCCTAGTGTTTCTTTTTGTTTTAACTTGAGATGCAGCGTCTTTATTTGTTCTATTTCTAGATTTAACGTCCATGCCATTGTCAACTTTAAATAAATCAATGACTCGTACAACTGATCTAGGATCGTCTTGATTTTCATACAAAGCATCCTGTACCCACTTGGGTTGTTCGTTTGCCCAGTTATGAAAGTTATCACTATCACGCAACTCGTCAAAGTCGGGATGAATCTTTCTTATTGCATTTTCTGATTTAGCGCGTTGAGTGTCAGCATTGAGTTGATCTATCTCTTGCAGTCTCTGATCTGCTTTTGCAAACTTCTCATCTGCTTTCTTTGTAGCAATAGTTTCTACTATGCTTGCAATCTCAGGGTACTTCTTAGACCACGCTTCTATACTTTCATCTGAAGAGGGTGGACGTAGATCACCTTTTATAGCATTGTCCATCTTAGCTTTTAGTTCTTTTATTTCTTCAGTCTGTTTGTTTAGGTGCTTGCGTAGATCACTATACCGTTTTTTATAAGTTCTTTCTTCTGGAGATAGCGTTGCTTCTTCAGCTTCTGTATTGGCCTCTTCCGCTTTGGCTGTTTCTTCTTCGTTGGATTCTTTTGTGTTTCCTTCCATGAGGGATTTAAGTTCTGCCTCATCCTTTTCTATTCGTTTCTTGTTTGCGCTTTGGTTTGATTTATTTTGTACAAATCCTGCATTCTTTGGTGTTTCCACTTCTGTTAGTTCTGGCATTTATTTTTTCCTTATGTTGGGGCCAGCCGTAGCTGGGTAGCCTTATAGTTATATGGATTTATTGTGGTCCTGAAAACTGCTCGTTAATACTTTCTACAGCAGTAGTAGGGGATTCGTCTATATCTTCAGGTATTTGATATCCAGCGCTCCCTAAGTTGTTTGGGGTTCCTAGTCCTGGGGTTCCTGCACCTGATGATGTAGTTCCTGCTGCGTAGACGTTACCTACACCTGCTTGTGTCATTTCTAAATATGTATCAAAGTCAAAATCCTCACTTTGTATATATGCAGCTTCAGTCTCACCTGTGCCACCATAAAATATTCCTGGTCCTCCGCTTCCTGGTACATTTGGAGGATCTTTATCATCATCACTTTGACTTGCTAGTGTTTTAATATAATCTTGCTGTTGTTGTATTATATTTTTAGCTTCCTGAGAGCCAGATGAAAAAGATGTTGCAGCTTTAAATAGACCACTACCTGCTATTCTTGAAAGTGCAAAGTTAGCATTTATTCTTGCTGTGTTATACATATCTAACTCTGATGTAGACAACGCTTTGCCTGTATCGCTTTTACCTGTTTTTAAAGCTTGTGATGCTCTTTTTACAACATCTAGAGCCATGTTTTTATTTGATTTTACAGCTAGTTTTTCTAATGCTAGACCACCAACAAAAGGTATTAACATATTTCCTGCAGTATATATAACACCTTTTTCTATTCCGCTTAACAGACCTGCGTTAGGATCAGATTGTAATGCTGCTGAGTAGTTTTTAAACATTTCAGGAGTCCACTTACTTACAGGTTGATTTCTAAATGTGG